AGGAATTCTTAGACCAGCTTTTTCAGTTCCCTAACGCTTTGGTGCATGATGACTTGGTAGACGCCCTAGCGTACATAGACCAGCTCGCCATGATTCCCTATGGTGTTGATGACTTCGTACAAACTGAGTACGTTCCTTTAGACCTTACGAGTGGCTACTGATGATTGAAGATTTCCAAGAAGAGACCTTTGAAGACAACGAGACCCTTGAAGGTTGGGTAATGGCGAAGGTAACGGAGTGGCGCGACCACTACGATAATAACTATCGCCAGCAGCATGAAGAATACTACCGTATCTGGCGTGGAGTCTGGGCCTCTGAAGACAAGACCCGTGAGTCTGAGCGCAGCCGCCTCATCAGCCCTGCCACTCAGCAGGCTGTAGAATCCTCTGTAGCTGAGATCGAAGAAGCTACCTTTGGCCGTGGCCGTTGGTTTGACATTGAAGATGAGACTGGCGACCAAGACTCCAGCGATGTGGAGTTCCTGAAAAACGCCCTGCACAAAGACTTCCAGAAGCAGAAGATTCGCAAGGCCATTGCAGAGTCCCTGATAGTCTCTGCCGTCTACGGCACAGGCATTGCAGAGGTTGTGCTGGAAGAAGTCAAAGAGATGGCACCAGCTACCCAGCCGATCATGGACGGCCAGCTCATGGCAGTTGGTGTAAATATTACAGAGCGTACTGTCGTCAAGATGCGCCCTATCCTGCCCCAGAACTTCCTTATTGACCCTGCTGCTTGCACAATTAACGATGCCCTTGGTGTAGCCATTGATGAGTATGTTACCCCGCATATAATTGAAGAAATGCAGGAGAAGGGGATATACAAGAAGATTAGCCTTAACCGTATCAACAACGACCTAGACTTGGAAGCTGACCTGACCCTGACCACACAGGAAGACACCAAGACCCAGCGTACCACCTACTACGGCAAAGTCCCCCGTAAGCTGCTGGAAGCTGCTCAGAAGGAAGAGGGTGAGGAGATTGTTACCCTGACGGACTCGGAGCAGGACGCTTCCCGCTACGTGGAGGCCATAGTGGTGTTGGCTAACGGCGGCGATTTGCTGAAGGCTGAAGAAAACCCTTACATGATGCAAGACCGGCCTATTGTGGCATTCCCTTGGGACGTAGTGCCCGGTCGTTTCTGGGGCCGAGGTATCTGTGAGAAAGGCTACAATAGCCAGAAGGCTCTGGACGCTGAACTCCGCGCCCGTCAGGACGCCTTGGCACTCACCGTACACCCCATGATGGGCATTGACAGCACCCGTATCCCCCGTGGTATGAACATGGAAGTACGTCCTGGCAAGACCATCCTGACCATTGGCAGGCCGTCTGAGGTGCTGGAGCCTATCCGCTTGGGCGCTGTAGACCAGATCACGTTTGCACAGGCCGAGAGCCTCCAGCGTATGCTCCAGATGGCTACCGGCGCTATCGACTCTGCTGGTATTCCTGGCAGCATCAATGGCGAGGCTACTGCCGCTGGCATCTCCATGAGCCTTGGTGCCATCATCAAACGTCACAAGCGTACTCTTATCAACTTCCAAGAGTCCTTCATCATTCCGTTCGTGGAGAAAGCTGCTTGGCGTTACATGCAGTTTGATCCTGAACACTATCCGGTCAAGGACTACAACTTCATAGCTTCCTCTACTCTTGGCATCATTGCCCGCGAGTACGAAGTTACCCAGCTTGTCCAACTACTTCAGACGATGGGACAAAACAGCCCTCTGTACCCAGTTCTCATCAAGTCTGTTATTGACAACATGAGCCTGAGCAATCGTGAAGAAATGAAAGCAGCACTGGATCAGGCTTCTCAGCCGTCCCCAGAAGCCCAGCAGCAGGCTCAGTCGGCGTTCCAGATGGATATGCGCCGTAAAGAAGCAGAGGTTTCTGTGTTTGAATCACAGGCGGCTGAGTCTGGTGCCCGTGCTGAGAAGTATCGTGAGGAAACCCGTCTGTTGCCTATCAAGACGGCTCTTGAAAACCTCCCGGAAGACGATGACGATAAGAACTTTAGAAAACGTCTTGAGATTGCCGACCGCCAACTTAAGGAACGTGACATTGCGGTGAAAGAAACCAAAGGCCCTAGATAACTTCCCCTTCCGGGGAAAACAATAATAACCGGAGAACCTGATGCTTACCGCTAAAGAAACAGAAAACCTTATCACACAGATCAACAAGTCCTTTGAAGAAGACCGTAAACGCCTCCAGAAGCTGGAAGATCGTGTAAAGCAGCTGGAAACGGCTGCAAAGCCTGCCAAGCGTGGAGGTAAAGACGATGAATGAGGACAAAATCAATCTGTACTGCACCATCCTTGCCTACACACAGGGTACTTGGACGCCTGCTCAGGTAGCAGAAGCCTTTGATTTTATCCTGTCTAAGTCCAAAACAGCCAATATGCGGCTAGTCAAAGAAGAAAAAGACACAGAAGTTGGTGAAATCCACTAATTTGCTTGACAAATTGACCAACTTGTGGTATAATCAGAGGCATAGTAAATGCTCGACAAAGATTTAGAACAATACTACGAATCATTCGCAGACCTTTTTGTCACTCCGGGCTGGAAACAGCTTGTGGAGTTGATGAAAACTACCCAAGAAGCCATTGAGTCCGTCCGTACCGTCAAAGACCTACGTGACTTGGACTACCGTCAAGGCCAACTGGCCGTTATTGACACCATTCTGAACCTCCCTTTGTCTATTGAACTAGCCGTTAATAGTCATCAGGAGGTAGTTGAGTGATCTTCGACTTCAAATGCCCTAGCGGACATATCTTCGAGGCTAACACAGCTAGTTCAGTACGCACCGTCCCTTGTAAGGATTGTGCATCCCCTGCCGAAAGGCAAATCAGTACTCCTCTTGTGAAACTTCCATTTACCGGCGACTACCCAGGAGCCGCGCTCAAATGGGCAAGGTATCACGAACAAGGCGCACAAAAGACCGCAAAAGACTAAAGGACAACTACTTGCCAAGTAGCCCCTTTAATTCTCCACAATGCATAGCACGGAGTAAATAATGGCAGAAGTAACTGATGAGCGTCAGCTTGACGCTAATGAAGTATCTACGATTGACGAACTTGCAGCAGAACTCGCTGGAGCCTCACAGGCCAAACCGCAAGAACAGCAGCAGGACGATGTACCTGAGAAGTACCGCAACAAGTCACTTGCAGACATTGTACGGATGCACCAAGAGTCTGAAAAGCTCCTTGGCCGTCAAAGCTCTGAAGTAGGCGAGCTGCGGAAGGTAGTAGATGAATTCATTACCAAGCAGACAGAACTTGTCTCTAAGAAACAAGAACCAGTAGAGGAGGTAGACTTCTTTGCTGATCCCGGTAAGGCCGTAGCAAGGGCGATTGAGAACCATCCCGCCGTTGCTGAACTGAAGACGCACAAGGAAGCTACTCGGAAGTCTTCTGCTCAGGCAGAGATTATGCGTAGACACCCTGATGTAAACAACGTCATCAGCGACCCGGAGTTCATGGAGTGGGTATCAAAGTCAACTGTACGTCAGCGCCTTCTGGTGCAGGCTGACAGAGAGTATGACGTAGACGCCGCTGACGAACTCTTTAACAACTACAAGGAACGTAAACAGTTGGTGTCCCAGACGGTAGCTTCTGAAAAGAATGCCCGCCGAGACACGGTTGCACGGGCATCCACAGGCAGTTCGCAAGTATCTGCCGTACCGGCCAGCAAAAAGAAATACCGCCGCGCTGACATTATTGATCTCATGCAACATGATCCCGACCGTTATGCCGCCTTAGCACCAGAGATTAGGCGAGCTTATGCGGAGGGCAGAGTAATCTAGGAGAGTTAAATGGCTACTTCAACCTACCCCACAATGACTGGCTCAACTGGCTTGACCGAAGGCGCAGTCTTTATCCCCGAAATCTGGAGCGATGAAACTATCGCTGCATACAAGAAGAACCTTGTTCTGGCAAACCTTGTACGCAAGATTTCCATGAAAGGCAAGAAAGGCGACACCATCCACATTCCGAAGCCGGTACGTGGCAGTGCAGCAGCTAAGGCCGAAAACACCGCAGTAACGATCCAGAACGGCTCGCACACTGAAGTAACGATTGCCCTGGATAAGCACAAGGAATACTCTGTGCTGATCGAAGACATCGTTGCAGTACAGGCGCTGGACAGCCTGCGTAAGTTTTACACCGATGACGCTGGCTACGCTATCTCGCGTCAGGTTGATAGCGACCTGTTTACTTTGGGTACGCAGCTTGGCGATGGCGCTGACGATGACAATTGGGTTCACTCGAACTCCTACTTCATTGACGCCAGCACCGGCCTTACGCTGTACGCTGTTGACACTGTAACGACCTCTGACCTCTTTACCGATGCTGGTTTCCGTAAGTTGATTGAACTTATGGACGAAGCTGACGTACCGATGGATGGCCGCTACTTTGTTATCCCGCCCAGCCTGAAGAACACCATGACGGGCCTTGACCGTTACGTGTCCTCTGACTTTACCGATCAGCGTTCTGTCCAGAATGGCAAACTCGGTAACATCTACGGTATTGACATCTACATGTCCAACAACAGCCCCGTTGTTGAGACTGCTGCTGACAACACTGCTGGTGATGCGCTGGTAGCTGCTATGCTGTTCCACCGCGATACTTTTGTACTGTCCGAGCAGATGGGTATCCGTACCCAGACTCAGTACAAGCAGGAGTATCTGGCTAACCTGATGACCGCTGACATGCTGTATGGTGTTCAGTGTCTCCGTCCGGATGCTGGCTTTGCTCTGATCGTGAACGCCTGATCTGAGTAGTTTAACCTGCCTAGTCCTCACAAGGGGCTAGGCAGTTTACTAGGAAGCCTTGGAAGACCCAAGACTTCACAGTAAACTCCCCACCAACTAGGGAACTCCTGTGGCAAATTACACCAAAACTACTAACTTCGCAGTAAAAGACTCGCTGTCCACTGGCAACCCAGCAAAAGCTGTCAAGGGTGTTGAGATTGATGCTGAGTTTGAGAATATCAAGACTGCCATTACTTCAAAAGCTGACTCAGCTAACCCTACGCTGACAGGGACGCTTACTCTTGGTGGTGTAGCTATTACGGCTACAGGAACAGAATTAAATTACACCGATGGCGTGACCAGCAACATCCAGACGCAGTTAGACGCTAAACAGCCTCTTGACGCTGCTCTGACGAGCATCTCCGGCCTTACCACTGCTGCCGACAAGATGATCTACACCACGGCGTCTGACACCTATGCTGTCACCGACCTGTCTTCCTTTGGGCGTTCTCTTATTGATGACGCTAGTGCCTCGACTGCCCGTACTACCCTTGGTGTAGAAGCTGCTGCTGATCCTGGTATTATTTCTATTGCTGGTCTAACTACAGCAGCAGATAAGATGATCTATACTACGAATAGTGACACTTATGCTGTTACTGATTTAACTTCTTTTGCCAGAACACTTTTAGATGACGCTAATGCTTCGACTGCGCGTACTACATTGGGCGTAGAAACCGCTGTAGATGCAGGCATTGTTTCTATTGCTGGGTTGACAACTTCAGCAGATAAAATGATTTACACTACGGCGTCTGATACTTATGCCGTTACCGATCTTACTTCATTTGCGCGCACACTACTAGATGATTCCAGTGCATCTACTGCTAGAACTACCCTTGGCGTAACAGCCGCTAACATTCTGCCAAGCTACGCAGGTAATGCAGGAAAAAGTTTGGTAGTCAACAGTGGAGCTACTGATGTAGAATGGACTACATTGTCTAGTGTAGGTACAGTAACGTCTGTGGACATCTCTGGCGGCACTACTGGCCTGACTGCTACAGGTGGCCCTGTTACCACTAGCGGTACGTTCACCCTTGGAGGGACTCTTGCTATTGCTAACGGTGGCACAGGCGCAACCACGCTCACTGCCAACAACGTGATCCTGGGCAATGGCACCAGTGCGCCTTTGTTTGTAGCACCCGGCACAGCAGGTAACGTCCTGACCTCAAACGGCACAACGTGGGCGTCTGCAGTTCTTCCGGCTGGTGGTTTGACCTATGTTGTAAAAACGGCCAACTACACCACACAGGACAAAGAAGGTGTTCTCGCTGACACCAGCGGTGGAGCGTTTACAGTTACCCTTCCTGCTACTCCAGCAACTGGTTCTCAGGTAGTTGTTGCCGACTCTGGTAACGCATGGGGAACTAACAATCTCACTGTTGGCCGAAATGGTTCGACCATTGGCGGCTTGGCTGAGAACTTAATTTGTAATATTACCGGCGCTAGTGTGCAGTTTGTTTATGACGGCTCTACATGGGAAGTCTACGCTCAGATAGGTGGGAATGGCGGTAACGCAGCTACTCAGCCGGGGAACAACGCATTTACAGGTGCTAACACATTTTACAACGCTACAGGGCAGACATTTGGAACCGCGACCGCCACACAAGATGGAATTATTATTTCGGGGGGAGCTGGCGGGTCATCTTCATATCGCGCCACATTAACTCCGGCGACATTATCTGCAAACAGAGTTGTAACTATCCCTGACGGCGGCAACAATTACACACTTGGATATTTAAACCTTCCAGCGGTTGGTACAAAAACGGGCAGTTACACTTTAGCTGTTGGAGACGTTGGCAAATATGTTCAAGTCGGGTCTGGCGGGTCGATTACGATTCCTGACGCGACATTTGCTGAAGGCGATGCCGTTTCTATTTTCAACAATACAACTGGCAGCATTACCATTACTTGTTCAATCACAACTGCATATATAGCCGGAACCAACTCAGATAAAGCCACTATGAGTTTAGCTACCAGAGGCGTAGCAACCGTGTTGTTCATCAGCGGAACGGTTTGTGTTGTGTCGGGGAATGTGTCGTGACAGGTATAATGCAGATGTTTGTGGGCAGTGTTTCTTCGCTGGTGGTGGACTACCTTATTGTAGCGGGCGGTGGTTCTGCTGGTGGTGCAACTTATCACGGCGGCGGTGGTGGTGCAGGTGGAGTTTTGGTAGGTAGCCTTTCACCGGCATTAGGATCAAGCATTACAGTTACCGTAGGCGCTGGAGCTGCGGCTCCGGGGACGTCTGCTTCCGGCGCTCAAGGAAGTTCCTCTGTTTTTAGTTTGTTCACATCAACAGGAGGTGGCGGCGGGGGTAACTACACAGCAACCGGAACTGGTGGCAATGGCGGCTCTGGCGGCGGTGGCTCTGTTGGTTCTGGCGGCTCTTACTCTGTGCCTCAAGCCGGAGGTACTGGCGTTAGTGGTCAAGGATTCGCTGGCGGGTCAGGCACACAGGCTTCCTCACTTTATGGTTGTGGTGGGGGAGGCGGGGCTAGTCAGGTTGGTTCTAACGGGACAAGCGCGACAGGCGGTAAGGGTGGCGATGGTATTGCCTCATCAATCACTGGTTCTTCAGTTTATTACGGAGGCGGTGGTGGCGGGTCGGTTTACAATAATGACGGCCCTGCTGGTGGTCTTGGCGGTGGTGGTGCTGCTGGCAATCTCACAACAAACTCAGGAACAAACGGGACAGCAAATAGGGGCGGTGGTGGCGGTGCTGCTGTGAGTCATTCGGCAGGAACGGCGGGAGCTGGCGGCTCTGGCGTGGTGATAGTTTCATCTCCTCAAGCAGCGGCAGCAACCACTGGCTCGCCAACAGTAACAACTTCCGGCAGTCGTACGATCTATACCTTCACTGCATCTGGCACGATTACGTTCTGAGGTTTACATGGCGCACTTTGCACAACTTGATGACAACAGCGTGGTGACTCAGGTAATCGTGGTTCACAACAATGAGTTGTTGGAAAACGGCGCAGAGTCCGAGGCCAAGGGTGTAGCGTTCTGCCAGTCATTATTTGGCGGCACATGAGTGCAGACTTCCTACAACGCAAGCATCCGCAAGAACTATGCAGGCATAGGTTATACTTATGATACCGGTCGAGATGCGTTTATTCCTCCGCAACCGCATCCATCGTGGACGCTGAATGAGGCAACCTGCACCTGGCAATCTCCTGTTCCAATGCCGACTGATAACAAGCCCTATCGCTGGGATGAACCAACACTTTCTTGGGTGGAAATAGCATGAGTCAGCAATACCCCGGCGGCTTGATTACCAAGAACCC